CAGACCAGGTTCCTGAGTATGTCAAGGCATTCAGCCGGATGATCGGCGAGTTTGGGATGAAGCGGGTGAATCAGGGCTTGACTCTGGCAATTGATGCGATACCATCGTTCCCGCCGACTCCAGCAGAAATCAGAAAGTACGTCCCACCGTTAGAGATCGTGACCTGTGGGAATTGTGATTCAGGCTGGATCAGGGATGGATCGAAGGACAAGTTTGGTAACGAGGCTGTAAAGCGATGCGAGTGCCTTCAAAGAGTGTGAAGGAACCTTCATGAATTGGAACGATCCTGAACAAGTGAGCGCTTACAAGGCTGGGTACATGCGAGCTTTCAGGTTGGCTCCGCACGTTCCGAATCCTTGTGCTACGGACTTGGCTAACATCGTGATGATGAATGAGTTCAGGCGCTACAAGAGACGACCAAAGTCGAAGGCTAACCGAATCATGAGTTCTGGGAGTCTAGAGTGGCAAGCACTGGAAAAGCGGTAGAACGCTATCGGGGGAAATCATGAGCACTCTAGAGATCATCCCAGAGAATCTGAATTCAGACAAACTCTCACAGGCTCGCGTTCGCTTCTCCGAGTGTGTAAACCTCGGGAAACAATGCGTCGAAGCGGAACGGGCATGGGCCAAACTGGGGAGACTTCTGGCGGCAATGGAACTCGATGGCGACTTCCAAGAGCTAGGGTTCAAGTCGATGGGTGCCTGCATGGTCGAGATCGAGCTCCTCAGCGGATACAGTCGAGCCTCGTCCTATGACTATAAGAGGCTGTTTGAGCGTGCCTACAAAAATGGTGGGGATTCCGTCCTCGACATGCGTCTCGGCTCAGCTAGGGCCTTCGTATCGCTCCCTGAGCACCTTCAGCGCGACCCTCTGATCCAGCAGGCGGCTTCCAAGGCTCCTGAAGAGTTTGAGAGTCAAATCAGGGAAGATCACCCTGAAGTTCATCTTGAGAAGTGGGTGCGGTGCAAATTCGCTTCCAGCCAGATGGCGAAGATTGCGGAAGCTATTGAATTGTTTAAGGTTGTGAAGAACGATCCAGACGTTTCAATCTGTGAAGGCATAGAGGGGATTTGTCAGAGCTGGGTCGAAGTGATGGAGACTTTGGCAGCGGAGCGCCAGCAATGATCCGATCCAGCAAGAAAGCGAGGCAGCGCCGGTCAATCTTTCTGAAATTGGACGCCTTGGCTCGTCAACGCTGTTTCGATAGAGACAATCACCTCTGTGTTCGTTGTGGAAGTGCCAAGGTCCAATGGTGCCACATCATTGGCCGACGGCATCCATGCACGCGCTGGGAACTGGATAACGCGCTTTCAATGTGTGCCGGCTGTCATCGTTGGTGGCACGAATACCCGCTTCTCAGCGGCCCTTGGTTCAAGAAGAACTGGCCAGAACGGTCAGAGCGGATCATTGCCATATTCAATGCTGGCGGCAAGGTTGACCTTGAGCAGTTGTTTGAAGAATTGTCGTTGCCAGCGCACCGGCCTGTAGCTTCGCAGATCATTCGAGATAATCAGATTCCATTTTGAAGTCAATCCCAGCCTGAAGAAAGGAGAACCAGAATATCGAAAGGGACGAACGGACGGCCCACTCCCGAGAAAGGTGGGCCGTTTTTAATGTCAGTTAGGGCGCCGCCCATTTTCGTAATGGAAGCAACAGATTACGTCGATTATTCATGATTTAGCGCGCCACCGCCTGCCACATCCAGACACCTAGCCTGATAACGCCAGATGCGACAAGCAAGGCCGTAGCGGTCCAGAAGATGCGGAAGGCCCACTGGATTCGACGTTCGCGGCGCTGATATTGCTCAAGCCGATGCTGGCGAGCCACAGTTTCAAAATCGGTTTCGACCAAATGTAAGCCGTTCATTCCAGAGACCTCCGTCTGAATTTGGATGACTTTCATTGCAAAGTCACATAAACCACGAAACTGAGAACAGCGATTAGGATGACGAGCGTGCCGACGATAAACAGCAGCACTTTGGTATCGGATTTCAGGCGCATGATTCCTCCATAGCCCAGTGCTTCGAGATGCCGGAATGGTCAAATGGCGGTTCCAAGCCTTCGTGGAATGCCTCTTCCCGCGTTTTAGGGGCAATGTGATGCTGGTTTGCCATAAAGCCCTCATCTTGGGTCGAACGATGCCTAAATGCCTCTCTGGGGCTGGCTGTAGCGAATCCGCAGGTACGGCAGTAAAAGGCTACATGCATCGTTCAAGAATGGCCAGACCTAAAGCCATTCCTCCAATTTCGATGAGACAGAGCAGGACGATGATCATCATGATTCGCATCGTTTTCGCCTCCCGTAATTCAATAAATCCAGTCTGCCATGCTCCAGAAGGTAATTCTCGGCTTCGTTTGCGCTCCTGGATTCGCTCTACGCGGTCGTAGATGGTTTCCACTAGAGGCTCCGAGTACTTCGCTGGTACTTATTCGTCAGTCATTGGCTCCCTCCGCGTGCGCGGGTGATGGCGTCCTCACAGCTTTCCACAGAATCAAGCAGTTCAATAGCACTAGTTTGCGGATTGGCCCGGAGGATACTAACGATTGTTTCGCAGGCGGCCAACAGATCAGGCGCAGCAGCGATCAGGCTGGCATTGGCAGATTGTTCTTCACGTCGGCGTGCAAACTTCGGCACTTCACAAATAGCAAAGGTGCTTCCATCCTTCTGCGCTATCGTTTCTATTCTTACCGAAAAAGACTCGTGATTTACCCACTTAGCCTGCCACGGCCCCGGTGTGTGCGTCCCTTGCTTCTTTTCAGTTGCCATTGTTGTTCCCTCCCTATTCGGTTTCCATCCGTTCCGCTTGTTCGTTCCACAGGCGAATTGCCTCCCGCATCTGGGGGCAGAGTTCGATTAGAGCAGCATATTGCTTGACCGTGCCGTGCGGCTATCCTCAATCCCTCCCTTTCGTCTGAAACTGGATGAATCAGCTACAGGCTGCCCCATTGTTCTGCCATAGCGTCAGCAATCCCCAGTAACGTCCGGCTTCGTTCCTTCCAACGATCCGGCCCCGGCGAAGCGTGATGCACCCGTGGCTCGCGGCCTTCGACAATCTTCGTCGGCGCCAGTTTCGGCAGATTCTTCAGCCACAGGCACGTTGCTTTGGTCTCGCCGTGCCCGAACTGCCACGGTTGGATAATCTGATCCGGTTTCCGCCATTTGGTACTCAGGACTCCGACAGGATTCTCGATTGCTACCCGTTCGGCCCGTGCAGCCGCCAGCGACTTTACAAAGTGAATCGCAGCCGCCTGTTCGTCCTGCTTATTCTTAAACCATCTCGCCCCGCTCGCAGCGAGATGCGTACAGGGCGGAAACGCAATTACCATATCCCAAAGGCCGTAATGGTTCAGTTGCAGCATATCGTCGTACTTCTGGCCGATGGTCAAGTCGTAGTCGCAGAAGTGGAACTTCGAGTGATCCTCAGAGTCGAGCAGGTCCAGCGACCATGCATCGTGCCCGCGTCGGCGGAATGACTCGCGCACAATTCCTGAAAACTCACAAGCAATCAGGGCGCGCATGACGCCAACCTTGACCGGCATTCGCGCACCACATCCCCGAGCAATTGAATTGCTGGCATCTCGGATTCGCCGTAGTGCCCCATGAGGTATGCCAAAGCGCGATAGGCCTGCTTCCACTGTCTGTCCCAGAGCAATTGTTCCTTTGTGAGTTTCATATTTTTCCCTCTCTTTCCCTCATACGGCCTCAAGCCGTTGTGATGTAAATAATGTAACGCAGTCCGTAAGGTTAGTCAAGCGAAATCTTGCTTGACGCGAATAATTATTTATGGTACGCTTGGCGTATGATTGAGCATGTAACCATGAACGTGTGGAAGTGCTTGGAAGATAAGTGCTTACACGTTTGGGTATCAAAAGGGCGAGAGAAACCTAAGCGTTGCCCGAAGTGCGACAGGTCGGCGAGTGGTAATCCGGTAGGCAGGCCGCCACGTCCAATTTCAGAAAAGCGAGAAGAGCATCCCGAGTCGAATATAGAGCAGTTTCGTAAGAGCGGTGTATTTGGTAAGGGTTGCTCGGTTGAAAATCTCTAGAAGGCGAGAAGAGGTAAGTCAGTGTGATTGACGGAGCTGGGTACGAAGTCAGCGAGGAAACCGCTAACCTGGCAGTTCGCTGTTTTGCTGAGCTATGGGCAACTGGCAAATTCGATTGCGGTCCCCAAGACTATGATTTTATGACCCATGAGTTGCTGATTTTACTTGACAGGCAACCTTAAATGTCCTTACAGTGCAAATCATTACCGTCGCGGACACGGCAAAGTTCCGCCCTTACGCAACTGTGCGCGTTCCCGTCTTCAGTCAGAACTCCAACCCAGCTATCGACCCCAGACTTTGCAACAAGTCTGAATCTTATTGCCTGGGTCTGATTCTTTGCGGTCGCGCTAAATGGCTCGACCCAAACAATAAACGCAAGGGTTGTATAGCAATAGGTCGCTTGAACCTTCGTCAAGAGTCAGACACTATTCAAATGTCTGCTGGTTCAGGATTTGACACAGCTTGGAGTATACGTCAATCTGGCTCTGCCGGCCCCCTCGTTTGGCAGCTTAAAACTTCAAGATCTTTATGAAAGAGCAGTTCACAACCGATAATACCGTTTTCGCGAACTCAAAGCAACCGACTGGCTGCACCTGCTGCTGTGGCACTCGCGATATTGAGAAGGAGTATTTAATCGGTATTCTGTGCCCCTGTTGCGACGATCACCGCTGTTTTGTTCACTATGGAGATACTTCCTACTGGGAAGGATCAGCTGCTTATGCGTACCGCTGACTCAATCGAAGAGAGCAAAGCACAAAAATCTGTCAGTTCACAGGGTGAGTCACAGACAAAGCGTAAGATTCACCCAAATTCGCTGAAAAACCTAGCTCTTTGGGTTCCGGGCGTATCTGGGAACCCTGGTGGGAAGCCTCGTTACGACGTTGGCGCGCAGATCGCTCGGGCTGTGCTGGAAGGCAATCGAGAGGCGGCATACATAGCCTTAAGCAAGGCTCTGCTGAAGGGTAATGCTTATGTTTTCAAGGAGTTATGCGAGCGTGGTTTTGGCAAGTTGAAGGAGACTCATGAGGTACAACACACATACCAGGACGTAAAAGATGGAGACCTTAACGAGCGAATTTCGAGCATCCTCCGAGAGCTTGGCCTTGCGGCAGAAGTTGATGAAGCTGGAAGAGTTGCAGGAGCTAATCAAGGAGCGGGAACGAAGGAAATCGAGGCGGAAACTGCTGACGTACTACCCGGAGACAGGACCGTTAAGGCGTGAACTGTACGTCAAGCATCTAGAGTTTTTCGCTGCCGGCAAGGAGCATCGTGAGCGGTTGATGCTGGCGGCGAACAGGGTAGGCAAGACGGAAGGTGTTGGAGGATATGAACTCACGTTGCATCTCACGGGGCAGTATCCAGACTGGTGGCCGGGACGAAGGTTCACAAAGCCTGTTCGGGCTTGGGCTGCCGGCGATTCAGGATCTACTGTCAGGGATATCATTCAGCACAAGTTATTGGGACCAATCGGAGCTTGGGGAACGGGTCTTATTCCGGGCGATAGCTTGGAAAGAGTGGTTCGTGCAACCGGGACAGCAGATGCTGCCTCAATCCTCTACGTCAAACACGTAACTGGTGCGATAAGTCCCTTAGTTCTTAAGTCTTACGAGCAAGGTTTTGAATCATTTCAAGGTACTGAGCAGGACGTTATCTGGCTCGACGAAGAGCCGGCATTGCCGATCTATACCGAGTGCCTGATGCGGACTATGACCAATAACGGGATAATAATCCTCACTTTTACCCCTCTGAAGGGCATTTCGGATGTAGTGCTGTCGTTTCTTCCTGGCGGGAAGATGGCCGCGTGATGTTCCATTGTAACCAATTCGTGTTACATTGTCACAATGAGTTGGATAACTCGGGAGGTTCCTCACTGTGAAGAATGCGGACATGAATGGCTCACTAGTGGACGACCAAAACAATGCGCCCGATGCAAATCTCGAAGATGGGATGGAGTTCGAGGAAAGCTCAATAATCCGCGAGATTCTGAGACTCGAACGGAGCGGGAAGAGAGTAGAATTCCAGCCGATCAGGGTACCATTCCGCTTGGCAAAACCTGTAAGCACGGATTCACAAACTGTCGGGCCTGTGCCTTCCAAGACGGAAAGCGATGTCTAGCCCGCAACTGATTCCAGTAAAGTCACGGATGAAGGTTGAGAAGGGCTGTATCACCTGCCAAGTGGTAAAGCCGCGAGCTGAATTCCATCTGTACCGATACACTACGAACCAAGGCAAGCCTAGTCTGAGGATGGATAGCCGATGTAAAGCGTGTAATAGTGTGCGGCGAAAACTGCGCAAGTCAGAGCGGGAGAGAGAGGTGGTAAGAAAGTACCGCTCGTTACATCGAGAGCAAATCAATAATCAGATCAAGCGGCACAGACAAGAGTTCCGAGCAGAAACACTGGCGGGTAGGATTGCAAGTGAAGCGAAACGCAGGGCGAAGGGTTACGATAGAAACCTTTCTGCAACACGAGAATCAATTCTTCAAGTTCTCGAACTGTATAGGATTGGGAACAGATATGTCGATGTTTATGACGGGGTGCTAATTGATGCTCCGACGATTGACCATATCGAGCCTCTCTCGGGTAATGGACATCACGAATCGGGTAATTTATGCGTTACTTCTCGACAGAATAATACCTCGAAGCATAAGACGCCATTGATTGTATGGATGACTCGCAGGATGGCGGCGAGTGTCTAAATTTGTGGTTATGGCTTCGTGGCAGGACGCTCCACATCTTGACGAGAAAGCCAAAGAAGAGCTTTGGGCCTCAATCCCACCCTACCAGCGCGATGCCAGATCAAAGGGCATTCCTCAGCTTGGTTCTGGCGCGATTTATCCTGTCCCTGAATCTGACTTTACCGTTGAGCCATTTTCAATTCCGATTCATTGGCCGAAAGGCTATGGAATGGATGTAGGGTGGAACTTTACAGCGGCAGTGTGGGGGGCGCATGACCGGCAAACTGATACCCTTTACCTTTTCCACGGTTACAAGAGATCGCAAGCCGAGCCGAGCATCCACGTACACGCGATTAAAAGCCCAGGTGAGTGGATTCCAGGTTTTATCGACCCTGCGTCAAGAGGCCGGAGTCAAAAAGATGGAACGCAGCTTATCGCAGACTACACAGCCCTTGGGCTTAAGCTCCAGATTGCGGATAACGGAGTAGAATCAGGGCTTTACGGAGTGTGGAACCGACTTTCGACGGGGCGGTTGAAGGTGTTCAAGTCTTTGAGTGGGTGGTTTGAAGAGTTTAGGCTGTATCGACGAGATGATAAAGGCCAAGTGGTTAAGTCCAATGACCACTTGATGGATGCGACCCGATATCTGGAAAGCCGAATCGGGCAGTTTGCAACGAACATCCCACCAAAAGCGCAGAAGCAGGAGTATTACGATCCGAAAGAGCGCGAGACAGCATGGATGGAAGCGTAAGCTATGAATGAATATTGCTCATTTTGTGACCACATAGCTCACTTTGGAGCCTGTGATGAGTGTGAGTGTCCTCGGGAGAAAATTCCGATGGAAGAATGGGAAGAGTGGCTGGAAGCGCATAATCATCCGAAGACGCCAAAGATCACTGGTCCACATGGAATGCTGGAAGCCAAAAGTCAGTAGTTTCTAAATTCAGACAAAGGAGAACCAATGCCAAGCCCATCGCTAGATAAGACTTACCATCATCCGTTCTCAACTCCAACCCCTTCCAATGCTCCGCTGAACAATGTCGGCCCAGCGCACAGTATGCATCAGTGCTGCGGACAGACGTTCAAGAGCGAAACGGACTTCAAGCAGCACTTCGCGGCAGTGCATGAGCCGAAGAGTGCAGGCTATAAAGTGCCTGAGACTCCTAAGCCTGCCAGCGGACAGCCTCCCAATCTGACGCCTCTGACACCACTCAAATGAGCGACGATTGGGTGTTTGAAGGCCGGCGCGATGAAGTTTTGGAAGAGCTTCGCGGCATTCGCCGTGAATTGCGCGAAGAATTAAGACTGCTTCGCCGAGAAAACAAAGAACTTCGCAGAATCGAACACGATGTTAGACCTCATCTCAATCTCAGCAAAGGACAAGTGAATCTCATGCCAAAGACAATTCCAGTAGGTGGAACCGCAAACGCTACCCTGAACTTGGTTGGTTCGGATGGCAATCCATTCAAGATTGACGCAACATACATCGTCGCATATGCCGCATCTGTGGCTGGCGACGTTTCGCTCGGAACGGTTAACCCGGACGGCTCCGTGGTCATCACGGGAGTCAATGCCGATCCGGGAGATGTCATCGGCTGCACGGTCACGCCTCCCAGTGGGTCAGGAAGTCCAGTCACTTTGACACCGGATACCTTGACCATTACTCAGGTCACTCCGCCCGTGACTTTGGCGAGTGGGTCTGTAGTCCTGTCGTAATCCCCAAGAGGGGGACTGTCGGGTTAGTACTGAACCGCATCCCCCTTCACTTTTACCTGCGAGGCAAACATGAGGAATCAGCGAATGGCGCGGGGTACATCACATGTACCCGAGAAAAAGTATAGTCATATGGAAGTCCATGCAGGCGAAGAAGGTGGCCATAAGGTGGTGCATATTTTCCACCATGACACTGTGACGGGGATGCGCCCCGATCCAGAAGAACACTACTTCGGTGACGAAGAAGGCGGAAAGGCAATGGGACATATTGCCAGCGCTGCCAACATCAGGGCTGATGCTGGGGACGCGGATCCAGAACATTCCAAGCAACTTGAGGAGCAGGGGGAAGAAGAAAATGGCTAGATTCGTAGGAACTCACGTAGGGGCATTTGAAGCCGCTGCGGTTGGCGATATTGTCGCTACAGACGCGATGCAAGGTCCGATTATTGTCCTTAATGG